CTTGTGGACTACTGCAAGCAGCCCGATAAGCCATCGCGGCGCACGATTTATGTGTGGGTGATGAGCGATGAGGCATTCAAGGTGCGCTTTTATGAGGCCCGCGAACTCGGACATGATGTGATCGCAGAAGATTGCCTGCACATCGCCGATACGCCACTCGAAGGCCAGACAGTCACCGAAAAGGCTGAGGGCGTCGAGGTCAAGCGCGAGGACATGCTTGGGCACCGCAAGTTGCAGGTTTGGACACGGTTGCAACTTTTGGCCAAATGGAACCCCAAGAAATACGGCGATAAGGTGCAGCAGGAGATAAGCGGCAAAGACGGCGGTCCAGTCCAGTCATCGATTATGGTGGAATTTGTCAGACCCAATTCAAATCCCGACAATCAAGGCTGAATTTCCCGAGAAGCTTGCTCCGCTTTTTGATCCTCATCCCTATAAAGTGCTTTATGGTGGACGAGATGGAGTCAAAAGCTGGTCAACCGCTCGGGCGCTTCTAATCATCGCAGCAAATCCCGGAATTCTTTGGCCAGGACGCACCGATGGTCCGCGTATTTTGTGTGCGCGTGAAACGATGGATTCGATACGCGAGTCTGTTCATCAATTGTTAAGCGATCAAATCGTCAATCTGGGATTGGAGAGATTTTTCACTCCGTTACAGAGCGAGATTAGAGGCAAGAATGGCACAGAGTTCGTGTTTGCGGGTCTCCGAAAACAGACGGTTTCATCAATCAAGAGCTATGAGGCCATCGATATCTGCTGGATCGAAGAGGCTTCAGTTGTATCGCGCCGTTCGCTCACAATTTTGCTCCCCACTATTCGTAAGCCTGGATCTGAATTGTGGTTCACATTAAATCCCGACCTGGAAACCGACGCAATCTATCAGGATTTCATTGTTAACCCTCCGAAAGGCACGTTTTTATGCAAGACGAGTTTTCGCGATAACAACTGGTTGAGCCCAGAAAGCCGCCAGAAAATTGAGACGCTGAAGCAGCGCGACCCTGACACGTATCATCATGTTTATGAAGGCGGTACGCGCAGCACAGTGGAAGGCGCAATCTATAAAGCGGAACTTCAAAATGCAGAGAAAGATGGCCGAATCCGCGCCGTTCCGTATGATCCGATGCTGCCTGTCGATACTTTCTGGGATTTGGGTTATGCTGACAGGGTGGCAATTTGGGCAGCACAGCGCACGCCGTTCGAGATAAGAATCCTGCGCTATTTTGAAGGAGATCACAAGGCGATTGATTACTACCTGCGTGAAATGCAATCTTGGGGTTACGTTCTAGGTACTTGCTTCCTGCCCTGGGATGGCGGCACAAAGAGTCTGGGAACCGGCAAGAGCATCGAAGAGATCATGCGCAGCAAAGGTTTCAAGGTTCGCGTGAATCGCCAGTTGAGCGTTGCTGATGGCATAAACGCAACGCGCACGATTTTCCCTCAATTGTATTTTGATGCGGCCCTTTGTGCCGATGGTTTGCAGTATCTAAGGCGCTATCAATGGGGGCCGCCAACGGCGTTGGGCGTGTCGAGGCGCGAACCTCTGCATGATGATGCGAGTCACCCGGCAGACGCGCTACGCACATTGGCCGTAGGCATCAAAGAGCCAGAGCGTAAGCGCAAAGACGTCGGACAGGCCTATCAATTTTCTGGCGAAGATGCGTGGATGGGATGAACGCTCCTAAGATTTGCGCATCATGCGGAAAGCGTCACGCTACGAAGAGGATAGAAAGCGGTAAGATCAAGTCCTCAAAGCATCACGATCTATGTCGGCAGTGCTGGAAATCGCAGTACGATAGCATCAAGGCAAAGGAGATAAACTCATGTCAACCACAGTAGCAACTCTTCCTGGTAACGTTTGCAGCAAGGATATTACGACGCTATTGGCTGCTGGATCGCTTACTATCACCAAAGCTGTTGCCTACAAATTCGGTGTGCAGACGGTCATTCAGATCACATACAGCGATGCATCGACCGGATACATCAAGTTCGGCGCCAATGGGCATCTGATTATTGGCGGCGCGGATAATAGCGTTGATACCGGGACGGAAATCCTATGGCAAAACTGACAGCAGCAGCACGCAAGAAGATTCCGGCGAGCAAGTTTGCTCTGCCGGGTGACCGATTTCCAGTTGAGGACCGCGCCCATGCAGTGGCAGCAAAAGCGCGCGCAACACAGATGGTCGAAAAAGGCACGCTGAGCGCAGGACAGGCCGCAACCATCCGCGCCAAGGCAAACAAGGTGCTGAAAGGCAAATAAATGGCTGATGACACCCATCCTGCTGACGATTTGATTGAGGCTGTCCGTGGGATCTGGAATGGAGACAATATCAAACAAGCCATGCGCGATGCATGGGATCGTATTGTTTCCAAGACAACTCCAAGCGAATCAACGGACACGTCTTTTCACGATGAAATGTTGCGCAACGCCAACAAGTCATTTGCCGATCAAGATGCGGCAGACAAGGCTAAATTAACTCCAAAATCTGCGGCTGCTATTCGGTCGAAAGCTGGAAAAACGATAGGAAAATAGCCATGCCCGAATTCTTGGAAAAAAAGCTCAAAGCAGAGTATGGATCGAAAAGCAAAATCCCGTATATGGTAATGAACAAGCTCGGCGCGATGCGTGGCAACAAAGAAACAGCCAAGGGCCGCGCAATGGAGCGCAAGCCCCTCGATAAGGAAACCATGGCGCGCATACGCGAGAAAGCAAAGAGGTAAGCGATGGCAAAGCGAGAGATTGAGCATTTGGTAATCATTCCCGGAGAGACCGGAGGGCACGTTGTCGAACATCAATACAAGTCAAGCGGAAACGAAAAGGGACCAATGCGCTACGAAGAGCCAGAGAAGTACATCTTTGGTCCTGGAGATGATTACAAGCTAACCGCGCACATCTCGAAGACGCTGGGCCTGAAGGACGCAAAAGAAGAGGCCGAAGAGGCCAAACTCAGCCCGAAAGCAGCCGCCGCGATCCGCGTTAAGGCCGGAAAGAGCATGAAATAGCATGGACACATACCCCAACGGATGCCCGATCCTGCCTGAAGGTGATGACTGATGCCGGAAGAAACTAAAACCGAACTCAATGCGCAATCTGTCGAAGATTTTCTTGCCACCGCGCGCCGCCGTTTTGCATCCGCCGCCGAGGAAGAAAAAGGACTGCGCGAGAAGTTCGAGTCTGATCTGCGCTTTGCCTCGCCCGATGGCGACGAACAATGGGACCCGATCATAAAAATGCAACGAGAGGCTGCTGGCCGGCCAGCCATGGCGTTTCCGCGCTGCCATACGTTTGTTCAGCAAGTGGCGAACGAGGCGCGTCAGAAAAAGCCATCCATCAAGTTCACGCCGCGCCTGGATGGAGACAAGGACACCGCAGAGATATATGAAGGACTTGCGCGGTACATCCAGTACAGCTCAGATGCCCAAGTGGCATATGAGACGGCCATCGAATACAGCGCTGGTGCATCGTTTGGATATTATCGCTTCCTCACTAACTACATCGATAATGACGATGACGATGTGTTGGAACTTGCCGTCGTTCCAGTGCTTGACCCGCTTCAGATCTATGGCGCGTTGATTCCCGCATGTTTCAATCGCAAATGTAAATATGCGTTTGTGGTTGAGGATATGGCGAAAGATGAGTTCAAACAGCAATATCCGGATTCTGAGGTTGTATCGTTGGGATGGTCGGAAGCTGCCAAGCGCGCTGATGGCTGGCTGGCTGAAGATACGATCCGAATTGCTGAATATTGGTACATTGAAGAAAAGCGCATTGAAGGCAAGCGACGCCCCAAGAGCATTGTAAAGTTCTGTAAAACAAACGGAATAGAGATTCTTCCGGATACAGAGACGGAGTGGCCAGGGTCATGCATCCCGATCATTCCGGTGCTTGGCAAGCAACTCATCATTGGCGGCAAACCGCATCTTTATTCCGTGGTGCGCCCGCAGAAGTCGGCACAGCAGCTTATCAATTACAGCAAGACGCGCATCGCCGAAACTCTGTCGATTGCGCCAGTTTCGCCATTCATTGCAGTTGAAGGGCAGCTTGAGAACCATGAAAAAGAGTGGCAGAACATGAACAAGGTTCTGACGCCGGTTCTCACCTATAAATCTGTCGATGTGGATGGACGCGCCGCGCCCGCACCGCAGCGCCAGACATTCGAGCCTCCCATTCAAGCTCTAGCGGTATTTGTCGGCCAGGAAATCGACGACATGAAGGCCACGACTGGGCTGTTTGATCCTTCGATGGGCTCTCAGACTGGGCAATCGAGCGGGAAGGCGATTCAATCGCTACAAATGCAGGGAAGCCAGTCAACCATGCATTTCCTCGACAACCTAGGGCGCGCGTTCAAAAAGGGCGGAGAAATCATCGCTGAGTTAATTCCCATTATTTATGATACGGAGCGCGAAATTCAGATCCTCGGCGAAGATGAACAACCGAAAATTGTCAAGATAAATGGGGAACATCAGGACGAAAATGGCCAGATTCACAATTACGACATGAAGGCCGCGAAATTCGTTCCAATTATCACCATGGCTCGGGCGTACGACTCTAAGCGAATGGAAACATTCGACATGTTGCAGCAGTTGGTTCAATCTGCGCCGACGTTGCTTCCCACCTTTGGCGATGTTCTGTTTAGGAATTCCGATATGGCGGGAGCGGATATAGTTGCCGAACGGTTCAAAAAGATGCTACCTGCCAATCTTCAGGACGACAAGGATCAGCAGCAGATTCCTCCGCAAGTTCAAGCGCAGATGCAACAACTCAAGCAATCGCATGACGCGCTTAACCAAGCGTGTCAGGAATACGAAAAGCAGATTCAGCAGCTCACATTCGAAAAGCAGGCTAAGATTGTCGAGACGCAGGGAAAAATGAGCCTTCTCGATAAGGAACTCACTGTCAAGATGGCTGTGGCCGAGATCGAGACGAAGGCGCAGGATGAATCCGAGCGCAAAGCGTTTATTCAGGAAGTTGTAAAGCAGACCATGGCGCAGGCGCATGAAGTTGCGATGCAAACGGTAAGTCAAAATCAGCAACAAGCGATAGCGCAGCAACAGCAGGCGCAACCCGAAGCGGGCGGTCAGTCTCAGACGCCCGCAGAGCCCCAAGATCAGGGCCAGCAGCAGCCCGCAGAAGTTTAGCACTACCCCGCTAGTCCGGCGAAAGGACAGGAGTAACAAATGCCAGAAGTAGAGACGCAAGCGGCATCGTCACCCGCAGAGACAGTAGACCCGTTCAACGGAGATAGCCCCAGCATCGCGGAATACAACACCTACCGCGAGACAGGCGAACTCCCAGCACGATTCAAACCAGCCGAACCAGCGGCATCGGCCACCGCAGACGCGCCGGAAAAGACGGCGGAAGAAACCGAGGCTGAAGAGCCTGAAAACGCATCCGAGTCGGAATCGGAAGAGGAAGTTCAGGAGCAACCGCATAAAGTTTCACCCGCTGAAAAACGTATCAAGCAACTGCTCGCAGACAAGAAGGATCTGGAGCGCAGGCTGGCAGAAGCCGCGAAACCGACGCAATCGGACTCGTCAACCGCGCAGGCACACCAGCAACCGCCGCAGAACTTTCCAGAATGGCAAAAAGCGTTCAAGCCATCAGCATGGATCGAGGAATACGCGAAAGCGAATCCCGAGGCCAGCTACGAGGACGCAAATTTTGCCATGGCCGTGTATGTTTCAGACGTGCGCGACCAATTTAAGACTTTCGAGCAGCAGAATCAGGCACAAAAAGAGGCGCTGGAAAGCGCCGTAAATGATGCCAAAGAACGCTACGAGGACTTTGACGAGATCAAGGATGAATTTCTCGGCAAAGTATTGAGCGATAAGGGACAGCCTCTCATTCCACCTCCCGTTTTGAGCATTATTAACGACTCTCCACTAATGACCGATGTGCTTTATACGATCGGAAGTGATGCGGGCGAGCTGGATAAGTTCGTCAAAATGGCTCGGCAGAACCCTAACCAGGCCATCCGCTACGTGGCTCGAGTCGAAAGTCTGATTGAAGAAGAATTTGCCAAGCAAGCGGGCAAAGGAACATCCAGCGGGCAAGCTCCTGAAAAGCAGCAAACCAAGGCGCCGAAGCCGCCCTCTCCGGTTGGAGGGAGCAGTTCTCGGTCCTTTGACGTGAACGATGAAAGCCTGTCTACAGAAGAGTGGTTTCGCAAGCGTAACGCGCAACTCGCTCACAAATAGACAGGCCTAGGTCGTTCTTAGGAGAGCATCGTGCCTAATACCCTTCTTTCCCCTACCATTATCACGCGGGAAGCTCTTCGCATCCTGCACGCGAATTTGAACTTCATCTCGAACTGCGATAAGCAGTACGATAACCAATTTGCCAATGCCGGGGCTTCCCCCTCTGGCAAGATTGGCCCTTCGCTGACCATTCGTATGCCGAACCAGTACACGGTTCGTACCGGCGCGAATCTCAGCACGCAGGACACCACTGAAACCAGCCAGGTGCTTACCGTTTCGACGCAAAAGGGCGTTGATACCGTGTTCAGTACCGCAGACCTTTCGCTGACCATCGACGAGTTCAGCAAGCGTTATTTGCAGCCCGCAATGAGCGTGTTGGCTACCAACATCGAGGCCGACGCCCTGAGCATGATCAAGGACGTTTACAACGCAGTGGATGATAATGCTGCCGCTCTCACCTACAAGGACATCGCCAACGGACGACGCATCCTTGGACAGTACCTAACTCCGCCTACCGATCGCGTCGGAATTATGGCTCCGGGTCATGTAGTTTCGTTCCTCGACGCCATCAAGGGATTTTTCAACCCGCAGGAATCGGTGGCAAAGCCGTACCTTACCGGCAAGATCGGCAAGGTGAACGGCATCGATACCTACGAAAACACCGTTCTGAACCCGTTCCAGACCGGAACTGCTGCGGCCACCACGGGCTACGCCACCAATGGCGCAACTCAGACCGGCTCAAGCATTACGGTAAAAACCGGAACGACCACGTTCAAGAAGGGCGACATTGTTACCTTCGCGGGCGTTGATGCGGTTGACCCTGAAACCAAGGCTGATCGCGGATTCGTGCAGCAATTCGTTGTCACTTCCGACTATGCCGGCGGAGCTGGAAACCTCCAGATTTCCCCGGCTGTTGTCGCAACCGGCGCCGCGCAGAACGTCTCTCAGTCCATCCCTGACAGCACGGCAGTCTCCAAGGTTGGCGGCGGCGCATCGGCGCTCTACAGCCAATCCTTGCTCTTCCATCCAGAGGCATTTGCTTTCGTAACCGCCGATCTGATCGACGTTTCCAAATTCGGCGCATGGGGCGCAAGGCAGGTTATGGACGGAATCTCCATGCGCATTGCCCGCCAGTACGACATCTCGACCGACACCATTCCGTGCAGGATCGATGTGCTGTATGGATACAAAACGCTTCGGCCCCAGTTGGCCGTGCGAGTTATCGCGCAGTAATCACCAAGGGGCTGGCTGTGAGGCTGGCCCCTAACCTTTGGAAACCATGAAGCCAGACGAAATCAGGAATACGAAAGCAACGGACCTCAGCCAAACTCAATGGCTGCGGGAAATTGCGCTTCAGTTATCAATTTTGAATGAGCCCAGGCACGCGGGCCGACCGCCAAAGGATAAAAATGGCAACCGCTCTTGATTTAATCACCAGTTCGCTGCGTCTTATTAACGTTCTTGCATCAGGTGAACCATGTCCTATCGACATGGCAAATGACAGCCTGATGGTGCTGAATGACATGATCGACAGCTGGAATGCACAGCGCCTGGCTATTTACACGACACGCAGCGACGATTTTCCTCTGGTTTCTGGTAAGCAGTCATATACGCTTGGTATCGATGGCGATTTCAATATGACCCGTCCGCCGCAGATCGACGGGATGAGTGCAATTCTGCTGTACAACCCATCGAACCCTGTCGAAGTTCCGATCACCATGTTCGCGGTAGATCAGTGGCAGAATCAGTTACCCGTAAAGTCGGTTGCGGGATCGTTTCCGCTGATTTGTTACGATACTGGAGACTTTCCTCTGCGCACACTCAATTTCTGGCCAATTCCAACCGTAAGCACGAACAAGGTGCGCATTTACAGTTGGCAGCAACTCGCAGCGCAGTCTCTTTCCGTTGCTGTTTCTTTCCCGCCCGGCTATCGCCAAGCTATACGCTACAATCTAGCAGTTCTATTGGCTGCCGAATATGCTTCGCCGCTTGCGGATGTTGTTTCTACCGTGGCGGCAAAGTCGCTCGGCGCAATCAAGTCTATGAATATGCCTGATTTGACCATGAATTCTGATCTTTTGGCCGATCCGGCAGGCTGGAACTGGAAGGCATCGGAGTTTGGAATCGGCCTATGAAAACGCCCTGCAAGGTTTACTATCCGCGCCCAGGAAAAGGACAGCCCCCGAAGGTGCTTACCGCTAATACCCCCGAAGAACTCAAGGCGCTGTTGCGAATTGGATGGAAAGAGGTTCCACTATGTCAAAAATCCTGAAATGGATTTCGCTATTTATGTTCTGCGCTGCAGCATCGGCGCAGGTTGCGATGGTAGGCTCTGGAGATCCACGGCAATCAAATCCTATTCCATCATGCGCGTACACGAAAATTTATCTCGACAGCGTATCTGGAATTGAATATACAGCGTCTGGGACTCCATGCGTGTGGACTCCATCTGGAATCTCCGCAGCAAATACTGTACCGCTTTCAACCTTCTATCTCGATGGCACAAGAACAGACAGTTACACGGCAACCGGGTCACAGTCGATGCCGTTTAAAACTCTTGACGCTCTGTTCTCGGCCATCAATGCGTATGTTACGGCTGGCGGAACGGGACCGATTGCAATATGGTCAAATCCTGCGGCATCGTACAGTACTGCCAACGCTATCACTGTTCCAGCAATCCCCCTTATCGTCTATGGCAACAATTCGACATGGACGTTCAGCGCAGGCGTTACGAACAACGCTATTCCGTTTACGCGATACGA